GTGTAAGGACGGAATACGCCGATCTCGTGCGATTTGGGTGCGAAACACGCGAGAACAGCTGCGAGATACGAGCATACCGGACTTTTTGAAGTGGATTCCAGACGGGGTTATGGGGTATTTCCTCAAAACTGAGTACAAATTCGTCTTAAAAGTGGGCGATATTGAGTGTGAAGTGCTGTTTCGTGGCCTCGATGACGCCAATGACGTGCGTAGATTGCTCTCATTACAGGCTAGTTTCATCATATTTGACGAATTTAGAGAGATTCACCCCGATATTTACAACGCAGCCCAAGGTCGTGTAGGCCGGTATCCCGACAAAATGATGAACGGTGTGGGGTGTGTAAGCGACGATGGGAAGCAGAATATGCACATTTGGGGTATGACAAACCCCCCTGACATGGATACTTTTTGGGAAACTTTGCTCACAGAGCCGCCTGACAACGTGCATGTAACCATACAGCCCAGCGGGTTGGCACCGGAGGCCGATTGGACGAGGTTCTTACCTGACGACTATTATGACAACCTCGCACAAGGGAAAACTGAGGACTGGATCGACGTGTACATACACGCTGAGTTCGGTAAATCGCTCAGTGGGCAGCCAGTGTTTAGGTCGTTCGACCGGACGGTGCACTCCTCAGATGAAGAGTTGACTCCCATGTTTAGCGACAGTCCGTTGCTGATAGGGATCGACGCGGGGCTGACACCCGCAGCGGTAATCGGCAGCGTGACGCACGACGGGCGACTGGTCGTGTACGACAGCTTGATCTCTGACGGGATGGGGGCACTGCGCTTCGTGCGGGAGAGGCTCAAACCCCTGCTTAGTAACAAGTTTCCGGGGCGAAGAGCGATAGTTATTATAGACCCTGCTGCGTTTCAGCGTGTCCAGACGGACGAGAGAACCGTGGCGGATATATACAAAAACGAAGGGTTCGTCGTGAAGCCTGCGAGAACCAATTCAATCGCCGCGCGGATCGCTGCGGTCGAGAAATACCTGACCCGTGTGGTGGACGGTAAGTACAGTTTCGTCGTCGACGGCGTCAGCGCGTCGTCGCTCGTGCAGGCGTTGGCCGGGAAGTATCGGTACAAGATCAACACGAAAGGTGCGCGGGACGAGAAGCCCGAGAAGTCACACCCGTGGTCAGATGTGGCCGATGCGTTTCAGTACATGTGTCTACACGCAGACGGCGGTGAGACCTTCGGGGCAAGCTCATGGTCAACACAGAGAAAAGAGGTTGTTCGCGTCTCATCAAGCGGGTGGACCTAATCTGTTGACGCGTGAACATATAGATGCTATCATACACAAGACGTCACAGGTGAGATTTTAACATGGCGCTAAGTTCGGCCCTAATTCCTGTTGCGCGTGCTTCTGAGCTTGAAGCGCAGGCGCAACGTGCTTCTGATGAAAAACAGAACACTCCTATGATTCAGGGGTTGGCTTCCCACGTCCATAAACGATGGGAAGTGATGCGAGATCATCACCAAGACAATTTAGAAGAGCGTCTTGCAAAATGCGTCCGCGCTCGGAATATGGAGTACGAACCTGCGAAACTTGCTGAAATACAGGAGCAAGGTGGCTCAGAAATCTTTATGGGCATTGTCAGTGCTAAGTGCAGGACTGCTACTGCATGGTTGCGCGATACACTTTTAGGCACCGGTACAGATAAACCATGGTCGCTTAGCGCGACACCAATCCCAGACGTTCCGCCTGATATGAAACAGGCGATGCAGAACATTATGCAGCAGAACCTGATGCAATACTACGATGCTGGTGGGCAACCTCCGGACGAGGCTGAGCTTAAACAGCTTGCTTCGGGTATGAAAGATACGGCTATGCGGTCTATGAAGTTCGAAGCTGAGAAGCGTGTCGAGCGGATGGAAACCAAAATGGAAGACCAGATGATCGAGGGCGGTTTTGTTAAAGCCTTGTTCGAGTTCACCAACGATATAGCCACATTCCCATACGCGATCCTTAAAGGTCCAATCCCACGCAAACGCAAAGCGATGAAATACGTTGAGGGCGGTTTAGGCGTTGTAGATGTACTTCGCGACGAGTGGGAACGTGTAGACCCTTTTAAGTTCTACTGGATGCCATGGGGCGATGATATTCACTCAATGCCTGTTGCAGAATTACACCACCTAACACGAGACGACGTTGAGAACATGCTCGGCGTTGAGGGCTACGACGAAGACGCTGTACGTTCTATCCTTACTGACTTTGGTTCCGGCGGGTTTAGCTGGCTAGACCACAACGACGATCTAATGGAAGACGTTACAGGGCAAGACTTCGACGAGGCGAACACAGATTTAGTTGCCGCGATACAACTCTGGGATACGATCCCGGGTGATGTTTTACTTGAATGGGGACTGGGCGAAGATGAGGTCGAAGACCCACATAAGTCCTACCCATGCGAAGTATGGATGATCGACAACATTGTCGTTCGTGCGGTGCTTAACTACGATCCATTAGGGCGTAAGCCTTACTACATGACATCATTTGAAAAAGTTCCGGGCCGTATTGACGGCAACGGGGTTGCTGACCTTTGTATGGACGCTCAGAATATGTGTAACGCCGCTGCTCGGGCGCTTGCAAATAACATGGGCATAAGCTCTGGTCCACAGGTCGGCGTTAATATCAGCCGTCTTCCTAACGGTGAGGACATCACACAGATGTACCCGTGGAAGATATGGCAATTTAAACAGTCTGATTACCAAGACGCTACGCCGCCTATGACATTTTTTCAGCCTAACTCTAACGCAGCTGAGCTTATGGGCGTGTTTGACCGCTTTATGGCGATTTCAGACGAAGTATCAGGCATTCCACGTTATATGACCGGACAGCACGTTCCGGGCGCAGGGCGTACGTCCTCGGGGCTGTCTATGCTGATGTCGAACGCAGGCAAAAGTATTAAACAGGTCATCAGCAATATCGACCACGATGTGATGCGACCTATGCTAGAACGCCAGTACCAAAGGAACCTAAGATACTCAGATGACCCAGACCTTATTGGCGATGTCCAGATTGTTGCGACAGGCGCGATGTCGCTGGTCGTTAAAGAAGCTGAAGCTGTCCGTAAGACTGACTTCCTCCGTCTTATATTGGAAAGTCCGGTTGCACAGCAGATTGTTGGCCTACCGGGTACAGCTGAACTACTCCGCGACCTCGCGGGTAATCTTAACACCAACGTTGATCGTCTTGTCCCTAGCCGAGAAGATGTTCAGAAGCAGCAAGAGTTAGCTCAGCAGCAAGCTATGATGATGCAAGAGATGCAGGCTCAGCAGCAAGCAGCGGAGTTACAAGAAGATGGCACCCCGAAAGGTGGGCGACAGGATAATACAATGAGTCCACGTCCGAATGGACAGTAGTCCTCACATGTGTTGACACGTTAACATCTTTAGAGTAGATTTACGATATGATTGACTTGAATCTTTGTGATCGACAGCACGTTAAAGCACTGTTGAGGCTTAAAGAAACAGGTGAAACGGCTCTGTTAGGTCTTTTTGAGGCCGAAGCTGAGTTAGCCAAAGCGCGGCTAGTGAAAGCAACTGATATGGTGACAATCCACCGGTTGCAAGGACGCGCAGAAGCATTTGAAGACTTACTGACGTCGGTTGAAGAAGCGACAAAGGTAATTAACCGCTCGTAAGAGCACGATGAAGCACACCAAAGACGGGAGCAGCCTACCCACGGGCGCTGTGAAACAGAGTTGGTGCTTTGAGGAGAACCATATGGCGTTGCCAAAGCAGGTACAGGCACAGATTGCCGAGATTGAAGAGTACGAAAAGGCGTTAGAAGCCCAACAAGAACCTCAAGCTGAGGAGTTGGATACGGAAGCGGAAGTAGTAGCTACGATTGAAGCAGCACCTAAACCCGAAGAAGCGAAGCCAGCTGACACGTCACCAACGGACGTAGAGGACGACTTTAAGCAGAAGTACAGCACCTTACGAGGCAAGTACGACGCTGAAGTTCCAAGGTTGCACCAACAGGTGCGAGAAATGACTGAGGAGCTAACAGCAATCCGTAAGGAGATGACTGCAAAAAAAGACGAGCCGACAAAGCCGAAGGAGAAAGTCAGTTTAGTGACCGACGCAGATCGAGCCGAATTTGGTGAAGAACTGCTGGACGTTCAGCGCCGAGTTGCGCAGGAAGTCTCTCAAGACTACGAGGGTCGACTTGAACAGCAAGACGCGGTTATCAAGAACTTGCAGGACGAACTTGCAAAGACAGGTAGCCAAGTTGGAGAAGTAGGATTTAGTCAGAGGCTTAACCAAGCCGTACCTGATTTCCCACAGATCGACAACGATGAGCGTTGGGTAGCGTGGTTAAATGAGCATGATCCTATGCTTAGAGGCCCACGCAGAGTTCAAGCACAGCAAGCGTTTGATGCCGGTGACGTAGAAGCCATAGCCCACTATGTGCGCCTTTGGAAAGAAACGTTAGCAGCACCGACCGAAGCTAAGCCTAACCAAGCCGAACTTGAAAAGCAGGTTGCACCAAACCGTTCTGCTAATTCTGTTCGCACACAGAGTGCTTCCCAGAACTCTAAAATTTATTCGCCCAAAGATGCGGATAGAGCTTGGAATAAGGTTCGTACACTGAATACGCGAGGGCAGTACGCTGAGGCGGAAAAACTTGAAGCTGACTTGACAGCTGCGTATATGGAAGGCCGCGTTAAAGCTTAGGCAAACGTGTTAACATGTAAGCAGTTATTAAGTCTTAACTAACTTAATAGGAGGCCAAAATGGCTGCTGTATTCCCCGTCGTCGGATCAGGCGCATTCGACACAACCCCATCTTACTCAGGTGGATTTATCCCACAACTATGGTCGCAAAAATTGAACGCTAAGTTCTATGCGAACACAATGATGACTGAAATTTCCAATACTGATTGGGAAGGCGAGATCAAAAACCAAGGCGATACAATTCGTATCCGTACTGCACCATCAATCACAATCAACGATTATGCTGGCGCTGGTACTACACTGACTTCTGAAGTCCCTGCTCCG